GGTTATCAGAAGTCTCTGTATCCAGATGACCTTGGGTTAGACTTCATTGAAGACCTACAAGATAAAGATATTGTGTGGGGTCGTAGCAATGGCAGTTAAGTATCAGCAAGAGTTCCTGTCTTCTGTTAGAGGTGAAATAGGACCACTTCTTAATTCCCACTGGGAGGAGATAGCTCTGAATAAAGAGAAGATTAAGTTGAACCCAGATTGGGATGCTTATCAGTCTCTTGAGGAGCAAGGTAAACTAAAGATATTCACAGCTAGAGATGACGGACAGCTTGTAGGGTACTTTGTAGTTATCGTAGGTACTAACATCCACTACAAAGACCATCTGTTTGCAGCTAACGACATTATCTACTTGTCACCTAAGCACCGTAAAGGTTTCACAGGTATCAAGCTGATTAAGTTTGCTGAGAAGTGTCTTAAGAATGATGGTGTATCTGTCCTTACCATAAACACTAAAGTGCATCAACCTTTCGATAAACTGATGGACTTCCTCAAGTTCCGTAAGATTGAACGGGTATACTCAAAGTATCTAGGAGAATAACATGGCTGCAGCAGCAATAGGCGCACTACTATCCACTGTTAGTTACACAGCGGCGGCTGGTTTTGCCTTTGCGGGTTGGAGTGCTTTTGCACTTAACTTCGCCCTTGGTGCAGCACTAAATGCTCTAACCCCTAAACCTTCTATTAGTGGAGCTAACCGTGGATACCAAGTCAACACCCGTGGTTCAGCACTAGACCATCAAATCATCTATGGTGAGGTTCGTGTTGGTGGTGCTATCGTATATGATGAGGCTACAGGAACTGACAATAAGTATCTTCACCGTATTATTGCTGTATCTGGACATGAGATTAACTCCTTTGAAGACATCTACATCAACGATGAGATTGCTACTATTGATGGTAATGGTAACGTAACTTCACCCAGTCAGTATAATGGTAAGATACGTATTAACACTCACCTTGGTTCCCCTGACCAAGTAGCTGATGCTGATCTTGTAGCTGAGTCTGCTAAGTGGACTTCAGCGCATAGGCTCCGTGGTATTGCTTATATGTATGTCCGTATGGAGTTTGATGCTGATGCTTTCCCTAATGGTGTACCAACCTTCACAGCTACAGTAAAAGGTAAGAAGGTCTACAATCCAGCTACAGACACTACAGCTTGGTCTGATAACCCTGCCTTGTGCTTGAGGGACTACCTCATCAGTAACTACGGCCTTGCAGAAGAAGTTGGCAATATTGATGATGACCTTGTTAATACTGCTGTATCTGTCTGTAATGAAACCAACACAGCTGCGGGTACAACTCGTTACACTACTAATGGTGCTTTCACTACTGACCTTACTCCCTACGATGTTATCAATAACCTCCTAACTTCTATGGGCGGTACATTGTGGTATGCTCAAGGTAAGTGGCGTATGAAGCCAGCCTACTGGACTGCCCCTGTACTTGACCTTAATGAAGACGACCTACGTTCATCTATTGGTGTAGCTACACGACACTCTCGTAGAGATAACTTCAACGTAGTTAAAGGTACATTCCGTGGTGAAGAGAGTAACTGGCAGACTACTGACTACCCACAAGTGGACAGTGCTGCTTTTCTAGCTGCTGATAATGGACAAGAATCTGTTGCTGATGTAGACCTACCCTTCACAGATAACTCTATTGAAGCTCGTCGCATTGCTCGTATTGCTCTTGAACGTAACCGTCAACAACTTACAGTTACTGCGGCCTTTGGTCTTAAAACTATGCAGGTTCAGGTAGGCGACAACATTCGTCTTACCAACTCTCGCTTCGGTTGGGATAACAAAGAGTTTGAAGTTCTGTCTTGGAACTTTGGTCTCACAGATGGTCTTGATCTACAAGTCAATATGACACTACGTGAGACTGCTGAATCTGTCTTTGATGAAGTAGATGATGGTGTAGTTTACGAACGTGATAACACTAACCTACCTAACCCTTTTGACGGACTAGCTATCGCTAACCTTGCTGTAAATGGTGGTGGTAAAACTCAGAGTGATGGTACATTTATCAGTTCAGCTATCCTGACTTGGGATGCTGTAGATAATTCCTTTATCTCACACTATGAGGTAGAATGGAAGCCTGTAGCTGACTCAAACTACTCAAGCACTACAACTGTTGCTAACAGTATTGAGTTGTCGCCTATCATTGATGCTGTAGAGTATGTCTTTAGGGTTCGTGCTATCACACTTCTTGGTAATGGTGGGCCTATAGCTTCTGTCACTTACACTGTGGGTGGTGATACAACTGCACCTAACTCTCCAACTAACTTGTCTGCTGAAGCTGGTTACAAGTACATCACAGTTAGCTTTGATCTTCCTACAGCCTCTGACTTCAACAGGGTAGAGGTATATGAGGGAACTTCAGCTACCTTTGCTTCTGGTGCTGTAAGTATTGGCTTTACCTCTGGTAACTCTTTTGTACGTACAGGGCTTGCCAACGCTCAAACAAGATACTATTGGGTTAGGTCTCAGGATCATAGTGGTAACAACTCAGCTTTTGTTGGTCCAGTTAATGCTACAACATTCCTTGTAGAAGAGACAGACCTTACGCAGAGCTTGATTGATACTATCAATGCTGCTGGGGTTACACCTGTCAACTCTCTGCCTGCAACTGGTGACTTTGATGGCCAGATTGTATTCTTGCTGACTGACAATACCTTGTACCGTTGGGATGAGACTGGTGGTGTGTGGTCTAAGGAGCTTTACACTGGGATTGAAGATGGTTCTGTAACTGAGACCTCTATCAAAGATAACAGTATCTCAACACCAAAACTACAAACTGATTCGGTCAAGGCAAATCAGATAGAGGCTGGGGCTGTTGTCGCTGGAAAGTTGGCCGTTAATTCCGTGGTTGCAAACAACATTGCAGCAGGTCAGGTCACGGCTGATAAGCTAAATGTAAGTGAACTTTCAGCTATTACGGGTGTCATTGGGACTTTCTCTAGTGCAACCAGTGGTGCAAGGCTTGTTCTACAGGACGACAAGATTGTTGTATATGATGCTTCAAACACAGTCAGAGTTAAGATCGGGAATTTGACATAATGTCTTATGGGATTGAAATATCAACTACAAGTAGTACGAAAAACATAGCAGATTCTTCCCCCTGTAGAGTTGTGGACTTAGTTCAGGTTCGCAGTGTTTCTGGTTCTAAGGTTGTGGAAGGCTTTGACCCTTCCAAGGGGTTTATATACATAGATAATCTACATCAGGTCTATTACTGGGTCCATAACTTTACCTTTAATAATAGCACTAAAGTCTTCACTTGGGGTCCAAATCTTTACATTACTGCTAACGATAATGATAATGTAGATTACTATTTTATCATGGAGGATGATTGATATGAGTTATGGGTTTGAAATAAAAAATAACTCTAATAAAACCGTATTCAGTACAGAAGATCAATTCTTTTCAGCGCTTTCATTGAACTACTCTAATTATACTAATTCAACCCCAGTGTTTAACTATCACATTTTCTACGAGTGGCCACATGGGGGTGGTTTTATTAAGCCCACAGGGACGGTTTATTGGCATGAAATTCCTTATCTCGTAAACAATAAGAGAGTAATACACTTTATCAAAGTCCCAGTAGGGTCGTGGTTAGTCCCAGTTGCTGCTATTAGTGGGAATAAAATTCGATATTTCTCAGATCAAAGCACACTTGCTGTGGTTTATGCCCAGAGGGCTAAGGATATGAACGGACCAACTTCCTCATATGGGGTAGTGTGCTACAATGCCAATGGCGATATCTGCTATAATCCAGATCACCCTCTTGTTCAGATTCAAGGTAGTGTGAATAACGATAATATATCTAGTGAGTGGTATAGTTTGCAGAACGTAAGACAAGCGGCTTCTTATAATGGTGGGTGGAGATTCGGTAACGCTGCGGGTATCCTAAGAACTAGCTCCACTACAATATACAGATTTTTGTTTGGGTTTGTAGGTGACTTTGGGTGCGGTCCTGAAATGTCCTATCAAGATTACGGCATTCATGCAGAAATAGACATATCAGTTTTGTAGCGCTGGTTCATCCTGACAATATTTGCATCAGATTGAGGACAAAATAAAGGAAACCCTATGCCATACACACTAGGTAAAAGAAGCCTACAGAACTTGTCGGGAGTACACCCTGATCTTGTAGCTGTAGTAAAACGTGCCATTGAGATCACTGAGCAAGACTTCAGTGTGATCGAAGGTATCCGTAACATTAACCGTCAACGAGAGCTTGTTAAGACTGGTAAGTCTACCACAATGAACTCACGACACCTAACTGGTCATGCTGTAGATATTGCACCTTGGCCTATCTCATGGGACTGGGAACACTTCTACCCTATTGCAGATGCTATGAAGCAAGCTGCTGAAGAACTTGAGGTTGACCTTGAGTGGGGTGGTGATTGGAAGAGCTTCCCAGATGGACCACACTACCAACTATCTCGAAAGGCCTATCCGTGATGAGTCAAGACCCACAATGGCACTTATCTAAAAGTGTGCCTATCACCTTCATCTTTGCTATAATTATGCAAACTATTGCCCTTATCTGGTTTGTAGCTACACTACGCAATGATGTTGACATTAACCAGAAGGAGCTTGTAAGGCTTGAGACACGTACAAGTGGCCTAGAGCAAATAGTCCAAAGTCAAGCTATTACCCTTGGTCGTATAGATGAAAATATAAAGTCTATCCGTATGATCCTAGATAACATGGCAAGAGAAAAATGAAGACATTTAAGAGAGAGTTGGCCATAGCACTGATCGTATGGTTAGTCTATATAGTAGAGGTAAAAGATGTACAGATTATCGAAATACTTGTATGGCCTATTTTCTCGTATGTCACTGCTGCTTTTGGTCTTGATGCTTACGGTAAGTTGCAGCAAGGGTCCACTAAGCCTTCTCACGGGAGGGGGAACCAACGTAGCAGCAAACACCCAAGCAGGGAAGACCAACTCACAGACGATTGGGACAACAAATAATATAGCCCCTACAGTGAGTGTTAGGCCCAACGCTAGGGTAGACACCATAGACCAATCAAACAGTACCTCTAAGGTCGCTACAGAGACTGTGGAGACTGTTGTAATCAATGAAGTACCAGCTTGGGTTATTCTCCTACTAGTGATTGGTTGGTTACTCCCTACACCAAACCAGATAGCTAATTCATTCCTGAACTTATTTAGACGTAAGTAATAGAACCGAACGATAGATACAAAGAAGCCCACCTTAGGTTAATTCCTAGGGTGGGCTATTTTCGTTTCCACAGTCACTTTGTGACGAGGACGCATCAAAGATGCTTTATAGTGTCTTTTCTTCTGTAGCTTGGTCCATGAGGATAGCACCAAGTACCATCTGGGTATCCTCAATCTCATCTTGTAGCTTCCATACCTTGTGTGTGAGGTATAGGGATACGATAAGCTGTACAGCTACGATAATCTCTAAGATCGTCATTGATGCTTCTCCTCTAGGGCTTCGTTCATCTTGTTAAGATACCACTGAGCCTTCTTCATATCCTCACGGGGGTTCTGTTTGTAGCGATAACGGTGCTGATACTTAATCATATTCCCATGACAGTAGGCAATGAAGCCATCAAGACCTAGGATTTGCCTGATGTAGTCGATACACTCAATACCACCCATGTTGTAGTGTGCTGGTTTATCTACTGGGTCGTAAGCACCTTCTGGCCCGTCAAGCACTTCCATTTTGTCAAAGTCATAACACACTTCGCCACTCGAATCGGCAGACTCTCTCCCTACAGTGTAGTTATACTGGTCAAGCATATTTTGCAACTCTTCTGTATCCAAAGGTGAAAGACCACACCACTGATCAGACCAGTGCCTATTTCCCTGAGGAGTATCCTCCCAATCAAACGCCCTTAGGAGGGCTTCTAAATGACCGTGACAGGCTTCACGCAGGTGGAAGGGATTAACCTCTTCCTCAAGGAACTTTTTAGTATAGGTAATTTTTGTCATGTTTAACTCTCTTTACAAACCTTCTTTAAGAAACGTCTTAACCCACATTGCTGTAACATCAGACCTAACAATATCATCAACACCAAACTCGATGATTGGTACAGGTAGTTGGTACTTCTTAGCTAAGTGAATAACCTTTGTCAACCCATCCGCTTCCTTTAGGTCAGACTGTTGTACATCACCATTAAGAACAATGGTAGTCCCTTCCCCCACACGGGTCAACAACATCTTAAGCTCATGTGTAGTGATATTCTGCGTCTCATCTACAATGATAAAGGCGTTGTCAAAGCTACGACCCCTCATTAGAGCTAGAGGAGCCATTTCAATGTTACCTAGCTTGATACCAGTTTCCACTGTGCCCTTCCCCAAGTGCTTCTCCAGTACATCAAGTACAGGTAATGCCCAAGGCATAGTCTTCTCTGTCAAGTCACCTTTGAGGAACCCTAGCTCTTTACCTACGGCAACGTGAGGTCTTGTGATGACGATCTTATCAATTTCTTTCGTCGTGTAGAGGTCGGCAGCATAAGTCGCCGTGACATATGTTTTACCAGTCCCCGCAGGCCCAAGAATAAAGACTTGGCTACTTTGTTTAAGCGCATCAATTAGCTCTTTCTGTTTAGGTGTACGAGGGGTCAGACCTGAGGTCTTCTTCTTATCAGCACCTTTAT